ACACAATTTGCCAGTTCAGCACACGAAGAATGGCGTCGTAACTTTGATCCTACCGGAACAAAACCCAGGATCAAAAAGAACAGCGACGGATCTGAAGGCGATATCAATCAACCATTTGATAAGATTCACCCAGACTGGCAAAGGGAAAACTTGGCCGCAGGTAAAGCAGCCGCCGACGCTGTGGCCAAATTCTCTACTGACATGGAAAAAGCCGCAGAGTACATTCACATTGAATGGATGAAGCGTAATCCCAAGGCTGACTATAATGCGGCACAACATGTGCCTTATGATCAATTGCCCGAAGATGAAAAAGAAAAAGATCGTGTACATGTACGTACAATGATGAAACTATTAGGAAAATAAAAATGCAAGCAATTGTATGGAGCAAATATCACTGTCCCTATTGCGATCAAGCCAAGGCACTATTAACACAAAAAGGTATACCATTTGAAGAACGCAAAATTGGAGATGGTTATACTAAAGAAGAATTGCTAGAAGCAATCCCCACAGCCAGAACAGTACCACAGATTATCCTTGACGGAGAACTCATTGGTGGATTTACAGAACTCAAAGCTAAACTAACAGAAAGCGTCTAATGACACAACTAGCACTCGAACTCAATCAAGTATACACATTCAAAATGAACTCAGGCGAGGAAATGGTTGCCAAAGTAAAACATGCCGGGGGCGACTGGATTGTGTTAGAAGAACCTGTGAGCATTGCCCCTGGGCCACAGGGCATGGGACTTGTGCCCAGTTTGTTCACAGCAGATCCCAAGGAAGAAATTAGGTTAAATACTAACAGCGTTTCTTTGGTATCCAAGACTGATGACTCAGTCAAAATGAAATACCTAGAAGCAACAACTGGTATCAAAGTACCAGAAAAGAAACTTATACTAGGATAATATGCCAGCAGCACAGCGACGAGGTGACAAGAATGCCGGTGACGGTGTGGCCCAAGGCGGAGTTGATTCAGTACGTGTAAACAATCTGCCAATTATGATTCCGAGCCAGGCTGTGACTGCTCATCCTCCTTACGGCAAAAAAGGATCAAAAACTGTGCATAATGACGGGAGTCAAAAAACAGCTGGCGGTGTTGCTTCAGTTAGGGCTGGTAATAAACCAGTGGTTGTAACTACCAATGCTGACACCTGCGGCCATGCTAGGGTTGGCGGATCACCTAATGTGTTTGTAGGTGGCCGTTGATGAGTTATACACCGTTGCAACTGATAGCAGGCGCAGGCATGTTGGCCAACGTTGGTATTGCTAAACCAGTGTCTCTGACCAGTGCAGTAGCATCATATTCTTCCTTGACCTTTGTTGAAAATTTAATTGACACAGTGAGCCTGGCCAATACCTGGGGGGTTAGCAACAGTATTGTGACCACTTTGCAAACACTCAGTGCCAACACATGTCCGGCTCTGAGTGCTAGTATTCCCACTGCATATGCCAACACTGTGGTGTCAGTGCAAACCGAGCCAATTATTCCTACAACAGTCACAGGCGGCTTTGGCAACTTGATCATAGACACTGCTGATAGATACCTAGGCGATGGTAATTTGAGTCAGTTTGCTGGAGTATTTTCGTCTGCTGCAGGCTATCAACAACAGACCACTGAGTTGATCTATTGTGCAGTGAATGCTACTACCTATCTTGGTCCCACATTCACCAACATGAACAATCTCATTACCTGTGACATGAGCGGAGTAAGCCTTGCATTGCCGGCATTGTCGGTTGATCTTGTAAACCTAGGCAATGCATACAATCTTGCAAATTTAGAACTGATTCTTACCCCCACTGGACTGTTACAACAACTGTCCAGGCAAGCTGGAATTGCACAAGGTACTATTCCTTCTGTAGAAACAGCTTTGCTGGCAGCAGGTCTTACACCGGAAGAAATTGATCAATTGGCCACCCCATCGGGCAACACGACCTTGACACAGACTCAATTTGACTCACTACAAAAGAAAGCCTACCAAGGAATGAGTCAAGTCACAGGAGAAGGCCTTCAAAATGTTTTGGATATACTAGATATTACCACACTCGGGTTTGATTCTACCAATCCTACAGTAAACATGAGCCAGTTGTTGGATCCTGTGCGTGTGTTTCCCAACAGCTATCCTTCTTTGCTCACGCCCACACTCAATGGCTCTGCACTGATATATGATGCCGATGCCACTGTCAATCCTGCTATTATCACACAAAATCCCACTGGGTGCGATCAGCTGGCCAAAATTATTCCTCCAGCCCAAGCAGTGTCTACGCGAGCAGTAGTAGCATCATTGGCACAGATAAAAGGTATTGAAACTTCTAGCTTGCCAGAACTAGCACAAGCAGCCGCCGATATCGAAACACTCAAAGGCTTGCTCCTGGTTCAGGACCTAACTCAGCCGATACCTAGTGCTACAACTTCCTACTATCAAACTTCTTTTGCTACAGGCACAGGCGAGTTTGGCACCTTTACCATCAACGACCTACTGGGTACCGCAGCCGGAGCCAACGTAACTGGCTTGATGAACCAAGTCACGTCAACATTAAACTCCATGACACTGACCAGCTTGACCAGTATCTACAGCAACATGCTTGATACGGTACAAGGAGACTACGGTGTATTTGCAGGACCCGTAACCATTCCCAGTGGGCCAGCAGCCGGCGTATATGCCAATGGCAATGATGCGTTTACCACAGGACTAATCCCAGCTGCCACAACCATAGTCACTGGCTTGATTTCAACATATCCTGTTGAGACCACAACACTGAATACCGCCTTTGACTCAATCTGCCAACAGATTGAAACTGAAGGTGAGAATCAAGCTCGTGCTGGCATAAACTACAACGATGGCGCAGCGTCAGACAATCAGACAAATGTGCTGAGTTTTGTGGGCAGCTTGCCGCAATACGGACAACGCAATTCTCCAGGAGGCCCTGCTGAATTTTTGAACACAGTAGCCGATACCACAGTCATCAGTGGACAAGCTGTTGTAGGCGCAATGCGTGAAGGTAGAAACAATGCTGCCTTGAACACAGCAGGGTTAAGCGCCAATAATCAAGCGCCCTCTACATGGCCTGGTCCCGTTAACGTAGGATCGACTGCTACTGTACTAACTGATCAAACACTAACACAGCCACCAGCACCAGTACTGCCCGCACCTGAATTTCAAACTCCTGCTAGTGCATTGTCTGCAGACTACTCAGTAGCACAAGCAGTTGATCCTGCAACACCTTTGCCGCCGCAACAGGTCAATGTGTTGGGCATCGACGGTGCTGAAAACAACACTGTGTTGTTGGCACAGGACTTTTTGTTGCAGGTTAGAATCTTGCCAGCAGACACTGCTATGACAGCCGTGATATCATCTTCAGCAGTGTCGGGTACCATGTCTGTTGCAGTAGCAGATGATGCGGCGTTAGAAGGTGGAGTCTATTATTCAGTACCTGGCTGGATGATTCCCACAGCTGGATTGATAACCATCACAGTCACAGTTGGCAGTACACCAGCTAGTATTTTGGTAAATGCAGTGGCATCTATCACAACCGAATCTATCACAGTGAATCAAACTGGATGGTTCAGCACACCCAACGACATTGCCAGCGGCAGTACAGCAACATTGACTATCACTGGTACAGCATTGGCAACATACTCTTATTCTGGTGCATTTGGCACAGGATCTGGCACATTGAACGCCTCGGGGCAGGCCACAGTGACTGGACTTGCCGCACCACTAGTGGGCACCTATCAGGTGCAGGTCACATATCCGGCCACAGGAAGTGTGGTAACACAATCGTTTACAGTACACAGTTAATCAAAAAGTAGTACTCAAGTACTACTTTTTTTTTGGTTGACCAAAAATTCCCATTTTGCTATAATACTTGTATAGTAATTAAAAAGGTGTTCCAAATGACCCAGCAAGAATTTGAAAGCAACGTTAGTTATTTGGTGCGTCCGTTGTTAAACGACAACGAACACGCAGGATTTTTTGGTGATACTGGCACGTTATTTGCCGCTTGTTCGGAAGAAACTGCTCGCAGTATTTTCCATACATTGGGCCGTAAATTTGGCGTGGGGAAAGTGCAAATCAACGGCCCTATCAACGGCGAGTATGCTTACGATTTTGTTTGACTTTTAATTCCCATTTTGTTATAATACTTGTATAGTAATTAAAAAGGAGTCGATAATGCCTGTTATTGAATATGCTGATTATGATACTAGATTAATTCTAGAATGTGATGATGGTCCCAATATTGATTCGGACGATTATGTAGATACTACAAAATCAGTTGATTGGAATATCAGTAATCTTTATGTTATGGGTGATTTTGAACCCGAGGATATTGCTGAAATTTTAGGCATTACCTTGTTAAGAGTAGCCCAATGTTTGGCACCGCACGGACTAGATTTTCCTGAATTTGATGAGCCGGTTGTGTTTGATCGCAACGGGCAGGTGTTGTAAAAAAACAACACACAAAACGGTTGACCAAAAATTCCCAATTTGCTATAATACTTGTATAGTAATTAAAAAGGAGTCCAAGATGTCTTATGTAATCGTATCCAAAGGTACCGGTCTTATTGTCACAGACGGTCCCAACAAAACTCGTGCATACAAAACTTTTGGTGCCGCCAAAGCAACTCGTACTCGTCTTTGCAACAAAGCAGGCTGGAACGAAGGCCAACTGAACATTGTTGCTCGTGACACTTACCAGGCTCCTAAGATCACTGTTCGCAATTTGATGTCGGGCAAGCCTGTGACAATCGATGCAGATACCCCCTGGAGTTGCAACCCGGCTTCAGAAACGTATTGGTCAATGTAATACACAAGTATTACATTCAAGGAATTTCCTTACCCGGCCCTCAACCAGGACAGCTCAAAGCATAAGATCTAAGCCCGGGATTATGGTTGACCAAAATTTTCCAAACTGCTATAATATACACATAGCAAAGCAAAACAGGAGTTGAAATGACTAGCATCAAAGACGTTAATTCTGCAATCATGTTTGGTAACTTCACCAACACCGAGCTCACCAGCATCATCGACGCTGTGAAATATGCTCGCACTCAGCTTACACAAAAAACCAAACGCAGTCTCATGCTGGGAGACACTGTGAAGTTCACCAGCAACCGCAACGGCGTGACTTATCGTGGCACCGTTCGTAAAATTGCCATCAAGTTTGTGACAGTTGACACTGGCCAAATGTTGTTCAAGGTTCCGGCCAACATGTTGGAGGCAGTGTAATGGGACTGGATATGTACGCCTACGTGGCCACCAAAGCAGGCCAACAAAAAGAATACTACGACAACGCCAATTTTGATAATGATTTAAAAGAACTTACCTCTACTGTAAATAAGCCGCGTGAAATTGCTTATTGGCGTAAGCATCCTAACCTACATGGTTGGATGCAACAGTTATGGGAAAACCAAGGCAACTCAGGTGACTTCAATGGTGACGAACTTGAGCTAACATACAAGGACTTGGAAATCCTTGAGCTAGACGTTATTGCCGGCACCTTGCCCAATACTTCAGGATTCTTTTTTGGCAACAATGCTGATGAACACTATCGTGAAAGTGATCTGGAGTTCGTCAAGAATGCTCGTGCTGAGTTGTTCTTGGGCTTGAAAGTGTTCTATAATAGTTCGTGGTGAAAGCGTAAATATGATTAATGAAATTGATTTTGACAACAACCGATTTGAGGGTGTAATGGCCGCAGGATGGATCCGCGATCTTGAATCCAGCGACAGTAGAATTCACAAAGAAAAAACAATTGAAAAAGCCTTGATGGCTGCAAAACTGGGCAGTAGTGACGCACAGATTTTCTTGTTCAACTGCTATCAGGCCTACAATCCTTTCTACACATTCAACGTCAGGCAAGTGCCAGAAACGTCAGGTCTGACTGGCCGTGCCAATCCTTGGCCTGTGTTCTGGGCCTTGTTGGAAAATCTACGCACCCGTAGTATCACAGGACATCGTGCCCGTGACCGTATTCAAGAAGTAGCCGAACAGTTTGACTCAGACGAGTGGAACAACTTGGCTCGCAGAGTGATCATCAAAGATCTACGTTGCGGTGTGTCAGAAAAGACCATCAACAAAGTTGTGGGCAATACAGAGTGGCGAATCCCAGTGTTCAGTGTGCAGTTGGCGCAGGACAGTACTGATCAGCCCAAAAAGATGAAAG